CAGACGTGTGCTCTTCCGATCTAATGGATTCAACAATTTCTTCAGTTGATGGTGATTTACCGTCCTCACCTTTGATTAATGACCAAGTGTATCTTGATGGGTCTTGACTTGTTTCTTGCACATAATCATAATATGTACCCATATATTTTCTGTTAGTGTTGTTTTCTGTACTGAAATCTGTTTCGCCTTTGTCATCATTCGCATATGCAAAATGCATATACCCGTCAGGTGCAGAATAACCATTTTCTCCTTTTATTGATTTCGCCCAGTTAAATTGTTTATTAATTGTTTCACCATCAACACTAAAAGTTAAAGAGATGACCCCGCCAGTTTCCCCTCCAAGCAAATTGTCTTTAGGTGCAGTTATTGTTATCTGCCCATTATCTGTACTGGAACATTGTTTATCCAGATTATATGAGAACCCCAATTCAGTAAATGGATTTGGTGATGATGGAATGTATTCGCAGGGATATAATTTAGTGCCTTTGTAACAATAAAAAGGGATTGTAAATGAAAATGTGTCTTGTACCCTCTCATCACTTGTGCAGGGTATGAGTTGTGATTCATTCCCTAAAAATAAGGATATTGGACTTGAATCCCCTTCTCCTTCTGTAAGTGAGGGTATTGTTTGACTGTCTAATAATTGATTTTCCGCATTATATAATTCACACTTGTAGAATTTAATTGTAGTATCTGATAGGTTTATTGTAATATTTGTATCATTTGATGTTTTGAGTAATGTGTAAGTGTTCCCATCTACACTTGTTAATACTTTTAATGTTCCTTTGTATATTTCTATTTTCCCTTTATTATTTTTATAACTGTAAAAAGTAATACTTTTCGGATTGAAAATATCATCCTTGTAAATGATCGTAGGCACACTCGCTTCAATAAAAAAAGAATCTGCAAATTCATTCTTAAAAACATCAACTTTTCTTTGCAACCTATCAACATCATGTCTTAAATCATAACTTCCTTGATTAGGCATAATAAATCATCTCTCCCATTGATATACATTTTTATCAGTAACTTGACTTGCAGAACCACTAAATAAAGTAGATTCTTGTTTAGCAGTTTCTCTTAACTCTCTTAACAATTTCTGTAACTGAAATTCTTGAGCCATTTCTCCTAAACCCAATTCGGTACGGATTCTTGGAATTTGACTGTTGCTATAAGATATTTTAATTGACTGAACTCTTTTAACAGTATTTAATTTCTGTGCATCTGCTTTAACTTGCACTAAATCATAAATATCTAAATCAGGACTGCCTACAACACTTATCGTATAAGTATAAGTTGGTTTCCAATTAAACTTATCATTTTTTACTCTACTATAGAAATATGCTTCTTTAGCGGATAAAATTTGAGATGTAGTTTGTAAACTTGTTTGTTCACCATATTTTAACACACTACCACTCATTTTACTGTTAACATATTTATAAAAAGCCCCATCTTTAGTTTGGTTTTTAAACACATAAATACTATTATTAAACAATGTGGAAACTGGAGTGTAATTTATACTACCCCATGATAAAATATTATTATTATCTCCTTCTTCTGCAAGATATTTTGCTTTAGTTTGATTATCAACTAAAAAATTAATAACATCATCCTTACGATGTTTACTATACTCCATATTTATTAAATAACCACTTGCTTTAATTAACTCTTCAATTTCAGTATTTATGCTTTTACCACAACTTGACAAATCAGTAGGGTTGATTAAAGTACCATTATTGAAACCACAAGCATAAATATCTAATTTACATGAAGCATTATCAATTGCACCATTATTCATCTCATAATATGGGGCATTTGTTCCTTTTTCAGTAGTGGATAAGCTTTTAAATTTAATTTCTCTCAAATATATTTTCAAGTTTGTAGCATAATGGTCTGTGAAACCTTTACTATAACAATCTTCTTTAATATACTGATTACAATTAATAGTAGCTTGTTTAATACTATTATTCAAACAAATAGGGTCAAATCCTTTATCATTATTTCCATATGCTGATTGATGATTACTTTGTTGACTGAAATCAAGTACAAGATAACTATCGAAAGTTTCATTATTATCATTAACTACTCTATAACTGATTTGGAAAAATCCTTTGAAAATATTGTCTTTATCATACCCATTCACTATTTTAGTTACTGTTCCAGTACTTCCATCTGCTGACAAACCATCTGAAACAATAATCTCCACAAGGTCTTTTTTATTTCTTATTGGTGGGAATCTACCATCATAACCGGCATATGATGGATCTACCCATCCACCATTTTGCCATATTTGAACAGTACGATGAGTACCACTTCCAGCACTTGCACTATAATATTTAATTGCTCTTACACGATACCCTGCTCTCATAAACTCAATAAATAAATAAGCAGTCATACCGAAACAGTCACATTGTTTATTCTGCTCTACATAATCATGTGCAAAAAGGTTTTTTTCTAATGTTCGTGCATCAGAAATACTGATACTTGAAGCATTTCCACCATAACGAAATCCTCTTGCTTTACTCATGACTTGATCAACAGTTAAAGTAGGTTCACTTTTAGTTGCAGAAGAAGTAGTACCTGCTCCATCAGCAGGAGTTAATTTAACTTTTTTACATTTACCATGACCCCATTTGTCGCCTCCACAGTATCCGCAGTAGTCTGCATCACAACCTCCTTTTTTCATACTGCAAGTTATTTCGCCTTCATACACTCCTTTAGGATTGTCAGTTAATGTTCCACTTTTACCACAGTTTGGGCAGTAGTTTTTCCAAGTTTTTGTATATCTTTTATATGCTGTTCCTGCACAACAGCCACATGAGGGCATATGGTTAACAGTAATTGTTTCTTTAGTTGCTACACTATCACTTGAAGCACCTGTTCCACTTTCAGTACTTGCTGAAACATCAGTTTCAGTTTTAGGGTCTCCTAATCCATAAGTAAAAAAGAAATTAGGGTAATCTGTGATATCAATAGGACTACTTACAAAATCCTTATAATCATATAAATATGCTACTTGCATATCTTCACTTGTGCAATTATTTCTAACTGTTATGAAGTTCTTATTAGTGTTTAAGGATAAATTATTGCTTTTAACATTTTTAATATTTCCTTCTTCCCCATAAGTGCAAGTTACTGCATTTGCATATGATTCCCCACCTACAAGATAATTTTCATTAATATTATTCTTTAAAGTGTTCTCAAATAAATCACATAAATATTTTAATGCTGAACCATACCTTTGAAAATCTTTATAATCTTCTCCAAGGTATTCTTCATGATTTGTTGTTCCTCCAAGTAAGAACATTTCATTTAAAACATATTTGTTTTGCCCATCAATTAAACGGTCTGCTCCAGTAATTGTTAGTTTAGTTCTGTCATTGTCAGGTAAAATACTTGAAACATATCCTCCGAAGATTTGTTTTATATTGCCATCTTCATCTTTTGTGTAAAGGTTCATTTCATCATGGTAATCAATGTAAAATCCACTGCTTGATTCTCTGCATTCAAAATCATCATCGTAAGCTACTGTGCAAGTTACTTCTGCAGGTTTGGTTTCACTTGTTTTTGATACTGTTGCTTGTGTAAACATTAAATTTGTTCCTGCAGAATCAATGTTGTCCCCAGTATATGTTTTTATTTCTCTTACTATTGCTCCAAGGAAAATAGTGTTTACTGGCATACGAATTGTTATATTATATAATCCTTCTTTTAAATCATAGAATAATGTTTGTCTTTTTAATATGTCCACTTCTCCATCAAATACAATTGTTTCATCTTTTATTGTTGTATTGTCTTGTTGTATTTTAACAGACCCTGTCATATCTTTATCATCTTTGTTTAAATAAATGATATCCATACGATATTCATTATTTTTTGTTGCAGTGTAATTATAATTGATATTGAATCTGTTTGTTTTATCTGAGGATTCATAACCTACCCAAGCATACTGGGTTATACTGGTGGCATTTTCTGTTGAAAAATTATTTCGATAAGCACTATATAATTCTGTGTTAATATGATTGTAACTGAATATTTCTAATTTGATGTACTCATCCATTGGTCTGACTACACTTTTTTTATGAGCAGAGTAATCTCTTGTAATGTGTTTTTTAACCATATGCTCACCTTAATATTTCAATTACTTGTTCGTTCATATTCATATATTCTAAGCTTAAATTTTCTGATGAGTCTATTTTATCTTCATTTAATAAGTGTGGTGCTAATATTGTGCATTTGCTTTTTTTCAATGTTTTTGTTGTGAAATTATCATAATTTGGTCTGATGATTTCAAGAAAACTTGCTTCGTTTTCAGTGTATAAATTAACAAAGAAATTATTGATGAAATAGATGCTGGTTTCATCTAATGATTCGTTTGGTTGATGGTAATCAGAATAATCTCCTTCGTTTAGCATTAGGTTGTTGAAGTAGATGGGATAATCACTTGTTATTCCTATTACCTCTAATTTGATTTGTATATATGATGTTTTATGGAGTTCTTCTTCTGTTATATTGAATGTGTTTGTGTATTTCTGGTATGTGTTTGCTACAATCCATTGTTTGCCTTTGTAATTGTTTATTTCTTGTTTTTTAAATGTAAAAAGTTTTAGAATTGGTTTTACAATGCATACTCCCACACTTCTCATTTTTCCAATGGTGAATGTGAGTCTTGTTGTGTTGAAGTTTTTTGTTATTTCTTTTTTAGGTAGGGTGATAATATATTTTGTACTCACGAATACCTTTACCTCCTATTAAATAATTTAAAATAAGTATGATTAAAATAATAAGTTTGATTATAAGTATGTATTTAATTAATTGATATTTTAATTAAATAGATGTATAGAGTATACTCTAATAAAATATACTCTTCAATCTACATTAATTTATTGATATAAATCAGAGAACACCCAAGAAGGATTATATGCTAAAACAGTACCATTCATACACCAATTACTACTAACACCATTACCACTTAAAACTGATGCAGGGTCACGATAAATCCATTTGCCACCAGTATGTTTAGAGTGTTTTAACCTAATTCTAACATGACCAGTTCCACTCTTACACCGTACATGAATAAACTGCACAGTATAACCTAAACCAGTTCCAACACGATATGCTAATTGTGAACTATCTGTACAATTGGCTCCTTGACGATTTTTAATCCTATTAATAGTTGTATCAGTATTATACCTGCTATTATAATAATAACTATACCCTTTACCTTGTATTTTACTTAAAAACTCATCTATAGTGTTGAATTTTCCAAAAGCATTATAACATTTATTTAAAGTACCGTCAGTTGTATTGCTGGTTGTACCATTACCATGAGCATCATTAACATATACAATCGCAGGACTCCTACCATGCAGTACCTCATAAGCACTTACACGATTATTCATAGAAACAATAGTGTTAGTATAATATTTAACACCATCTCTTCCAGTCACATAATTCGGAAGGAAACTTAAATCTTTATTATCAAATATTGCACATTCCACAAACTCGGATATTAAACTATCTGCCACTACATTATCCTTTCTTTCTTTAATAGTTTTTATGATAGTCCCATAGTCTGCTACTCTGTTAAAGTAGTTATAAGTTTGTCTTGTGTTGAATTTTTTATTATTTTTCACTAACCACCATGCTATTTTATTATTGTTTATGGTGTAATCTGTAAATGATATGTAGTCTTTACTCATTTTTTATCACTTCCTTTTAATAAGCATTTGTTGTTACGATAGTAGCAACATTTTTCTACTTGTTCGTTTTTGTCATGTTTACATTCTTGGTCGCATTTTAAATTATTCATATTAATCACAATAATTGTTAAACCTAATAAATTACCAGTTTCACTGTTTTAACTCAATATTTAAATCATATATTACATCATAATTGTTTATATGTAAAAAAACCTCATTCAAAGAAGTTAAATATAGTGCAGTATGGTATTCTCTATAAGTTATTGTTTCATGTATCTCCTCACCCGTATATTCATCAGGATAAGTGGTTTCTTCTGTTTTTTCATCGCTTAATTCGATTCTTTTTTCTGTGTCATTTATTTGTAGTTTACAGGTTTTTTGTTCTGTGACTATTTTGAAGGAGATGTTGTATTCTCCTTCTGGTTGGTTTTTGAATAGTAATATTTTATTCATAGTTCTTCTCCTATCTTTATACAGAATAAGGTTTGATTTTAATGTTTTTAACCTTAATAGTCTTATCGGCTACCCATTGAGTCGTATGAATATTCCATGCTTCAGTTGTACCAATCCAATCATGGTTTATGCTTACAACTAATTGGTCATTCATATACCCACTTAGATTATTGTCTTCCTTAATGATTTTGCATTGACAATATGTTGTTTGAGTAGTTTCGGAGTAAGTGGTTTGAGTTTCCTTAGTGCCGTTCCAGTAAATGTATTTTTGGGTTTTGAAGTTTGTATCTGTTCCACTGTCAAAGTGTTGTGTACGGGTAGTGTCTTTTGCTCCTACACCACAACGGGTTGCTGCTTGCCATTGTGCATCATATGTGATTATGAAATTCCCAGTAATGTCTAATTGAAGTACACTATCTCCTTTACTACTGTTACTGGTGCTTGTAAAGACCCCATCAACCACATTATTAGTTGAAGAATGTCCTGTTGGATTACTCCATGTATCAGATGCTTTAAAACCATATTTAATACAATCCTCAACTTGTAGTATGTTTGAGTAAGTAACCTCCGTACCACGGGCAAGTTTCGCCTTCACACTAACATCACCTTTACCAGTGCAAGTGTAAGTTAAAGTATTATCCTGTGTTTTAACCGTACAAGAATCCAACACAGTATTATCATTAGTATTTATTAACTCTACAGTTTCACCAACATTCAAATGTTCAGAACTATCCAAATTAAAGGTTATTAAATCACCAGTTTCACCAATCAACCCACCAACATTTTCTAAAACAAGTACAGGTGTTTCAACTGGAGCTGGAGTAACTGTCCAATTCGCAGTAACACTCGCACCCTCATATAAATTATCCTCATCAAACTTAAACACCTTTGTAACATCACCACTAACATCATTAGCACAATTAAACACTGCACTACCCTCACTATTAGTAGTTTTACTCCAAGTACCAGTATAAACTGTTTTACCTTCTAACGGGTTGTTCTGATTGTCTTTCAAATATACTGTACAGGATACAACATCACCCACAGTAACACTACTTTTATCAACAGTACAAGTTAAAACAGTTGTTCTTTTCATTGTTGTAATTTGGATATTTACATTTTTTGGTTTATCATATTTATCCCAATCTAAATCAGGATATAAACTCCAACCACTTGTTCCTACAGTATCTTGAACACTTGTGAAACTCCAAGCACCCTCACTACCAGTTGTTGCTTTAGCTTGACCTGCACCATCAATAATTTTAACATTACTTAACGGAGAACCAGTACTTGTTTTCAAAGTACCACCAATAGTAACAGTTTCGCCAACATAAACATTTGTACTGCTTGTACTACCAGTAAATACAAGGTTAATTTTACTAATAGTTACTGAAACAGAAGCAGTAGCTCCTTGATAAGTCTCATCACCACTATAAACTGCATCAACAGTAAAACTACCTGTTTTATTAAACTTATAACTAAATGTTTCACCAACATTCTTAGTATACTCTGCACCATCAACAGTATACATTATTGAACCAGTAGCTCCAGAAGTTAAATGTGGGGTGAAAGTTAAAGTATCCTCAACAAAACCAGTATTTTTATCAGCAGTTAAACTGAACTCTGGAACTGGTAATGGAGAATAACTAACTTCCTCTGATTGGGATTTTAAACAATCACTATTACCCATGAACTTCGCAACAAAAACACCAGTATTAGTTTCAGACTGCAACAATAAAGTAGCAGTTTTACTTACATACTGCTCACCAACTTCAACACCATCACGATAAAACTTAACAAAACCTTTACCAATAAGATTACTTACAACAGCAGTTAAAGTAAAAACACCATCAACCCAATCCACAGTTAAATTAGTGGTGGTTTTATGAGTGTAACTATCAACTTCCCTAACATAGAACACTTTTTCTTTTAATTCTTTATCATATTTAGTTCCAACAATCATTTTTAATCCACCACAACCAACTCAAAATTCTTAACTAAAGGTTGATATAAATTACTTCCACCAAAACTAACCTGCAAATCATATGTATTACTTAACAAATTAATATTCAACCTTGCCTGACCATTACTATCCGTAACTCTCGTATATGACACTCCATTAACAGTTAAAGTAATAACCACATTCTTCATAGGTTTATTTGAATTATCAGTCATAGTGCAAATAACATAAGTACCTTTTTTAACAGTAGTTCCCGAAATATCTGCACCTTCACTATTAACCACACTTGTTTGACTCCAACCTTTTTTAACACTACAAGATTTACTTGCTTTCGCAGTAATAACATCTATATCATTAACATCATACTCATCAGGATTAACATCAGCCAATTTCTCACAAAAACTAGCTTCAATAAGATAATCACCAACCAACAAATGGTTCTCCAAATAAGCAACACCATTACTATTCGTAGCTTTAGGATAATCCAAACCATTAGCAGTAATATTAACCACTTTACCTGCAGGAACTGGTTTACCACCACTGGTCAAGAGGAAATCCCAACCCCCTTGATCATAATACAAATAATCATCAAATAAAGGAGTTAATTTATAAGTATCATCAAACACTTCAACCGTAACCTTTTCAGATAAAGCATAATCATAACCATCAACTTCAGCCCAAACTGCCTGAACAGTATGCTCACCAATTTCATCAAAAATATATTCAATATAATTAGGAGGTTCACTTCCAGGATTATATGCTCCGGTGTCCATATATAGTGTTGCAGGAATCATTTCCCCATCAACAATAAAACAAACTTCTGCAAAGTCAAGATTACCACTCCAAACCTTAAACCTACAAGGTTGACTAATACCTAATTTAGAAACTTCCACATTATCAGTATTCAACAAAGTAAGACTTAAATTAGTATATGATGGAGTAAACTCCTCACTATCAACACCAATACAATCAGACCTTAACAATCTTTTACTGCCAATACAAACTGGGAATAAATTACTATTATCCACTAATTCATAATTATGAGGATATTCACTAACTGAATCACCCACTCTCTCTGCATACACACGAGTAAACTCATCTAAAAAGTTAATATCCTCTGTAGGGTGAGATACTCTAACAAAAGGTCTTCCTCTCCAAACAGTTAAAATAGTGTCTGATATTTGGAATTCTATTTTATCATCAGTAAAACTGTTAATATTCATATCATCATACTTAGTCAGTTGCAAAGTATTAGTTAAAATATATTGTTTACTTATCCTATCATACTTGTACAATGTGAGTTTCCCATTTAAACGATTTACTCCCACACGAATTAAACCATTAGTAATGTAAACTACTGAATGACTATTATCTAAATTAACTAATTGTGTTCCTTCCTTACTCTCTAAACTAACTCCAGTATGATATTGATAATATGGTGTTAAATTATAACTGCATTCTGTCCCATCATCATTTAAATAAAAGATAGTTCCATCTTCAGACTCTCTTGTATAAATTATATCCTTGTTTGGAACTGGGAATGGACTTACAAGTAAGTTTTGATAATATGGACTGTACTCGTTACTTATTGTTAATTCACTTAACTGATAATTGAAATAATGTATAATTGGAGTTGCATCAAGATCTTGATTATTATTTTTTAATTCCACTTCAAAATAATAATCCCCATTTTCAAGAGCTATGTCTTCCAATATTAATTCTTTACCAGAGAAACCAGTGTCAACAACAGTTAATTTATCATTCAATAATTTAAATTGTAAATCAGAACCAAATAAAGGAGTTCCAGTATTTGGTTCAGTAGCATCATTAGCTAATTGGATTTTACGATTAATAATTACTTTATAAGCATCTTTATATAATACTCTTCCAATAACTCTGCAAGAATGCTCTTCTCCATCATGTGTAAAATCAAAATACTCATATTCAAATACTGTATTACCTGAAACACTATCAACTAAACGGAATATTCTTGAAACATGATTATCTCTTGATTCAGTATTAACCGTACTTGCCCAGTTCATATCAACCATACATTTGATTGATAATTTATCCTGTGACCTTATTTTAAAATATTCCTTTTCATCTAACACTACAATATTTCTACGGTTTACATCAACATTGTCCCCATTATAACCAATAGTTCCAGTTGAACTGCAGTAAAAAGCATCGCTTATGTCACAACCACTTTTATAAGTTGGTTTAAGCAGGTTTGGGAGGAAATAATCAGAAACTCTGCTTCCTTTATTGATTAAAAATCTTGTATTAATATTATGTGTAATATATTTTACATCTATATCACAATCATACCATAATGGATTATTACCTACTCTATCAGTAGTAATCTTGTAAATTTCACACCAACCACGATGATTAAGAGCATCTCCTTCAAAACACAAATGATTAGTGTTTATAGGAATTGGTTTATCCATTTCAATCATACCTTGAACTGTAGACACATCAACAGGAGGCAATCTCACATTCAAACTTATATCCTCATCAATAGCTCCTTTTTTACCCATATACCTTTTATTCTTATAATAAGTATTAAGCAAAGTATCTTTAAAAGTGGATTTCGGTTTGTAATGTGTTTGTTTTAATTTAACACAACCAATATAATCAATATCATCAAATCTTTTAGCGCATAAAGTAGGTTTTTTAACTTTAACAATACTTTCAGGCTCTACAGTTCTACAAGGTAAAATATAAGCTCCAGTTTCAACAGTTGAAACTAATCTACCTCCACAAACATAAGTATCTTTACAGTTAAAAGAAAACACATAATCATAAGGAGCTTCCACAAAATAATCATAAGAATATGTTGTTTGAGTATCTGTAGCTACTACTTCAACTGTAGCATCACCAGTTTTCACAGGATAAAAATAAACATCAAAACTAACATCAACATACTCTCCTTTAGGAACATTAAAAGATATTAATCCATTAGGAGCATCAACTGATTTAACAGTGACATCTTTACTGCAATGGTCAAGATTAGCAACTATCTTATAAGGTTGTCCTTGATTAGGAAGCAACACTTCAAAATCAGCAGTACCATCATTATTAAAAGTTTTACCATCAACAGTAATTATTGACTCCGCACCTTTATGACATTCATTAGTTGAAATAACCAATTGCTCATCTGCTTCTGCTTCAATATTAGCATTTTTATTTATGTATAACCATCTATCCCATGAACCAATATTCTCCCCATGGAATCTAACTAACTTATAACCACTTGTTCTTCCGTAGAATGTAAATGTAGCATAACAAACACCACTTTTACCATGATTTAACAATGTTAAAGTATTAGTGTTATTATCCCATTCACATCTTGTACAAGCAACATCTTTAATATGCAATCCTTTAGGTAAATCCACTTCTAATTTATCCCCACCTTTCAAATTAGATGCAGACATATTTTGTATTTGGATTTTAGCAGTAAATGGCAATCCACAAGAAGTATTATACCCTAAATTATTCACTACACTATAACTATCCACTTGTCTTGAAGTAAATGGGAAATCAGAACCAAACACAAAATAAGGTGTTTCATAATTAACAGTTACTCTAACCCAATCCAAATATATTAAACCTGATGAATCTAACTGATTCGGAGGAAATTGTAAAATAATACCAAATAAATTAGAATTAATCTCTGATTTCTTAATATTTTTACTAAGTAAATCCACTTCAGTTATTTTATAAGAATAAATATTTTTATAAACACTAACAAGATTATCATTATCCACTCTAAATGTATTAGTGAAATCTAAATTATTATGCCCAATACTCCTCCCATAATTCACAAATCCTACTGGAGCAGTTGTTTTAACAGAAGAATTACATGATAATTTCACTTCAAAAGTAATATCCTTAATATATTGGTGTTCATTCAAATCCAAATGAAAACCATACACATATAATTGCTGTGGAACTTTACCATCAACATAAGAACCAGTTGCAAAAGTATCAGTATCTTGAAGAATATTATTCAAATCTTTCCAAGTAGTAGAATCCACTCCACCATGAGCCACTTCATCAAAACTGGTTGCATATTTAACTGTTTTCATACTTCAGTCCTCACATCCCAAATCACACCATTAACTGGGAACACAACCTCATTCTTAACACGAACAGTCTTCGGAACAATACTATAAGCAATCACATACCCAGTATCAGCACTACATAAAAACAAAGCTTTCAAATCAGTGAAACCATCACCAACATCAATTTGAAAACTACCTTGAGCAATACTAATATAACGATTACCATTAATCCCATGATTATAATTAATCGCAACCAAACCATTATCCCCAATATCTATCAAAGTTACTTTATTATTCAAAGTACCAAACTCATCAAGACAATCATTAATATTATCAGGACAATCAGTTGAAACCATAAAACGAAAATTCTTATTCAAACCATCCATATCCTCAGTATCAAAATAACCTTCACGATTAATATTATCTAAAAAATCATCAACTCTTCTGAAATTAAAAATATATTCAGCATCACTCATGCATCACACCTCACATTTTCTTTAATCCTCCAACCAATAGTTCCCGCAGGAATAATTATTTTATTAGTGCATGGGAATCTATCTGATAAAATACAGTAAGCCACAACTTTTTTAGTTGTAGTGTGTCTTATGAATAATGCTTTCACAAAAATATTATCCTCACCAATATCTATTGTACTGTCTTCAGGGAATGAGATTGTTCTTTCCCATGATCCACTTTCTCCACCATACACTAATTTAACTGTTGCAAGTTTACCTGTGTGAATGTTAACTGTGTTTTTTAATTGTCCATTTTCTATTGCATCATCAATATCATGTAATTGATTTGTGTCTGATGTGTCTGCTATGATTATTTCATAGTCTGTTTTTGATGGGGTCATTGAGTCTGCCCCATACCATCCTGTTTTATTCCAGTTATCCCAGAATGTTTCGATTAATGTCATGTCAAATACGAAACTTTGTTGTACCATGTTTTTTCCTCCAAAAAAAGTTGGAGAAACTACTCTGTTTTGGTAGCTTCCCCTATATGTAATTAAGGTATTTAAGAGTGTTTCGTTAAATACCTATAGTATTCGATGTATTCATAGCCTCTGCCAAGCCCTTTTCAACTCCACCTTGTATTTTACTGTCCAAATCATCAACACCGTACACATCTCCTTCAATACGGACAGAAACAGTTATAGAATTGTTCGTTGTATTACCAATATCCATATTTCCAGAAGGTGAACCAGCAGATGCGGATGGAGTCCAACTTCTTCTCTTCTGCCAACCAGTAGTATCCATTTTCTGACCATTAATCACAGCCCACACATGAGGAATACCATTCCAAGACCCATGAACCATAGAACCACTAAAACCACAAGTACGAGCCAAAGCCAACAAAGCACTAGCACCATCATAACAATTCACACTACCGCTGCGAAGAGCATCAACCCAATTACCACACTTACTGCTATCATAATAAAAATCATACGGAATAGCACTAAACAAAGCCTCAGCCATACTCCTGAACTCACCAAAACTAACATTAGGCTGACCATTCAAAAATCTTTTAACCTTGAAATTAGTGTTAGTATCAATCCAACCCATAATCTGTGGAGATTTAGCATCCCACTCATTACTAGTATTTTTAATTTTACTAAAATGTTTTGGACTCCAATCTCTCCAAGAACCAAAACCACCTTCCATAAAACTGGACAAGAACTTCTCAACATCAACTCTCTGATTAGCCCCAACACAAGAACCATCAGGACACATCATCCTCAACAAATCTTTTATTTTCATAGCATCAGGCAAATTATTATACGGAGACCCAGCACCATGCTTCCCAAAACTAGAAGTTAAACTAGGACTACCAGCACTACCTCCAGACTTACCAAAAGCACGATTAACAGCTCTAACACCACGAGAATACCTACCACGATTAGTGTATCTTGAAGTAGAATCAGGGTCACCAGCACCCCAACTACTTGGATTCTGCAACTTACGATAAAAACTACCAATAGTACTACTCAACTGATTAAAATGAGTTGTTGACTGTGTTTTCAACTGATTAGCACTAGCAACAATATTATCCTTCATATGCACCCAAGCATTAGTCATCTGATTAGTAACATTCTGAGTACTATTCCTCATATTATTCAAACTAGTAGTAGTTTGAGTCTGCATTTTAGTATAAGCAGATTTATTACTAGTAGTCATACCATTCAACAAAGTCTGCTGATTAGTATTCATACCAGTATAAGCAGTAACCATACTAGTACCCATACCATTAAACACCCCATCAACAACAGTACCCAAAGTACTGAAAGTATTCATAGTATTCATACTAGTATCATAATTCAACTGCTCCGCATATTGAGCATCAGACTGATACTGGGCTAAAGCATCTTGATTAGCAGAAGAATCCATACCCTGAACCTGCAACATTTGAGCAACAGCAGGGTCAAGTTGAGGAATATCATATGTTTGAGATAAAGCATTAGAAACTTGTGTTTGTAAAGTATCAACACTCGGAGTAACACCATCAACCATAGCTTGACCAACTAAAGCTGCATTATCATAAACCTTAGTTGTAGCTCCAATAATAGCAGATGGTAAATCATTCTGGAATTCTGCTTTAACTTGGTCATGAATAAAACCTGGGGAATGCCTTTGAAGTATACTGTTAATACCATTCCATATACTTTGCCCTACTTTTACTGCAGCACTATATGCTTGACCTGCTGCTTTAGCAACTGCATTAACAACATCTAACATTTCAGATGCAACATTACCCGAAGTTCCTTGATGACCTGACTTTTCACCATCTTTAATATTTTTACCTACATTACGACCTTTACTGTTAGCTGTACCATAAGTCCCATCAATCATCCCTAAAATACGGAGAATATCTCCAACAATCGGGATACTATAAATTGCTTGTTTTAATGCATCCCCTATTTTATCTCCTAATGTTTTACCTTTATTTGAAGCTGTTTGATTTCCTCCATCAATTAAGCCTAACATTTGAAGAATGCTTCCAAGAATAGGTATGTTTGCCAAACCAGTTTGTATTGCTTGACTTATTGGTTGTATAATATTATAATTTACCCAATTAGTTATTCCAGTCCATACATCACCAAATAAACTATTTAAGAATTGACCTATGTCAATAATTACTCCTGCAAGGTATCCAAGTGGGTCTGATGCAAATTGACTCCATGCTTGTTGTAATGGTAGAATAATACTATTGTTTAACCAGTTCCATATACTGGTTAAAGCATCTGTATCTCCACTTCCAAGTAAAGCATCAAGCAACATTCCAATTCCAAATTCAACACCGCTAATTAAATATCCTAAGGGGTCACTTGCAAATTGGTTCCAAGCTTCTTGTAATGGTGAAATAATGTTGGAGTTTAACCATTCCCATATCATGGTTAAAGCACCTACTGTTCCAGTATTTAAAAAAGCATCAAGTAACCAACTAAGACCACCCATTACTCCTCCTCCAAGAGAACCTAATGGGTCTGCCATGAAATTATTCCAAGCTTCACTTAACGGTTGAATAATATTATTATTGAACCAGTCAGTAATTTGACCAGCAGTTCCACTTCCAAAGAGAGCATCTATTATCCAACCACCTAAACCTCCTAATGATTGCATAAATATTAAAGGCATTTGCCCTAAAAAACCCCCTAAAAACTTAGCAAGGTTAAATTGTAAAGAAGCTAATAATCCTCCTAAATCTCCAAGCACATTAATCCAATCAATACTTGCCAACCCTTTAGCAACATTTTGACCTAAAGCACCCCAATCAAAATCATTAAACGAATCAATAGCTCCTTCCAAAGCCCCAGTAATTGTTTTAGATAAATCCTGACCCATCATCTCAAAAGATTTATCTAAAGGGATTCCCTCCGTGAAATATGAATTTAAATCATTCCACCATATTTTAAATTCACCAACCATTGCTTTAAAACCAGCCATCATATCACCTTGATTAAATGCTTTCCAAGCTTCACTTACTTTATATACTTCCGCACTTTGCTCATCAAGGTATTTAGTAGTTGCTTTAGTATCCGCACCCATATCTCTTAAACGGTCTATATGATTACTAATTGATTGGTTATGTTGGTCTAAATACAAAGCTTGTTTTTGAAGTGATTCATTAATAACACGATTCCCTTCTTCAACACTTCTCGCTAAATTATTAGCTTTATAAGCTGCCTCATCTTCACTTAAACCTAATTTTTTATATTGTTCTTGAAGAAACTGTGTATTTTCCCCTTGGATTCTCATTTCCTGTGCTTTATGTTGAGCATCATAACTTCTTGCTTGTTGAACTGCTTTAAGTGATGCTTGATAATCCATGTTTGCAGATTTAGCCATGTTTGTAGCATGAGCTAAATATTTCTCCGCATCTGCAGAATCCCTTGCATTAGTGGCATTTGCTTTATGTTGTTTAGCACTATTTGCCACTCCAGTCCAGTACTTCTCACGATTTTTAGCATCTTTTATGTAGTCATCACCATTCTCAACCACATCTTGAAAACCCTCAACTGCTTGTTTAGCTCTTTGACAACTATCATAAACTACACCAAATGCTGCTGCTAATGCAACTAAAGCAACAATTAACACAGCATTTATCATTAAACCAACTCCTGCACCACTTTTTAAAAATGCTTTTAATGCTTGAGTTGTACTCATAGTAGAAGCTTCGACAGTACCAACACTTTTATTTAAAGTAGCTAATTTTTGAACGAAAGATAACGATTTAAAAGCAGTAGCATCCATTACAGAACCATAACTTAACAAACTTGCTTTACTCAGGTTAATCTTAGCATTAGTCCCTGCTAAAGAAGCCGTAAGGTTTTCCAAAACTTCCTTATACTGTAATGTTCCTTGTTTCGCAATATTAGTTCCATGAGCCATTAAAGTTAAAGATTGCATCACTCCCCTTTGAGCCACACTTGCACGATTCAAACCTAAAACCCTACTTGCAATCGCCTGACCAAAAGATAATTCTTTACCAATGGCAGTATTAGTTCCTGCAATCCATGCTTTCAACATAGTCATAGCAGAAGTTGAAGCAATAGTTGTTTTATCAAAACCTAAAGCAACACCTAACAAACTCCTACCAAAACCTGCGGAAGCAATCTCCGCCAAACCCATATGTCCTTTAAAAGCAATTAAACCAGTAGTTAAAACACCTAAAGCAGAAGCAACACCTAAAAATTGTGTCATTCCTTGAGTGAAAAAACTGGAATTATTATACCAATTTTCCACAGCACCAAAAGCACCGCTTATTAAATTAAAAGCACCAACAATCCCTGGTGTAATAATACTTGTTAAATCAGCTACGAATTCACCAAAACGATTTTTAAGAATTGCTAAAACATCACTTAAACTTGTTGCTTGTTGAGCAAAAGCATCCCAATTCCTTTGTTCAGCTACTTTATCTAATGCTCTTTGCAATGATGCGATATCTTTTGTATCTCCACTCCAACCAAGAGCTTTTAAATCCTCTTTACCAACACCAGTTTCACGACTTAAACGAAGGAATTCTCCTTGCATAATATCTTTAACTGCAAGATCTGCTTCTTCTGCAGAACGACCTGCACGAAGGTATTCTGATTGCAATCTTGCAACAGTTTTCATCATACCTTCCATTTGCTTACCTGTAAGGTTAAACTCAATACCTAAACCTGCAACAGTTTCACCAAGACTGTACTTATTCATTTTTTTATAAGTACTTACAGTTTCATTTAACTTCTTGTTAAAAGAATCAACTGCATGTTCACTCATGCCCATTGTTTTTTGATAAGCTTCCATTTGGGATTTTGCATGGATACTTTGTTGTGTACTGTCTATGAATCCTTGTACTAATTGGAATGCGAACATTGCTCCAACCATACTAGTGATTCCACGAAGACTGAATAATGTATTGGATAATGTTTTGTATCTTCCATCAGCTGCTTTTGCAGTTTGACTTGATTTACCAATACTATTATTTAAAGTATTAAAACCAGTTGCACTTGAAGATGCTGATTTACCAAGGTTTCCCACACTACTTGAAACTGTTGTTGTACTTGCACCTACATTTTTAATACTAGTACTTGCACTATTCGCTTTTGCAGATAAACCAGTAAATGTGCTGTTTATTCTAGAACCTATTGTATTCAAAGTTGTTGCAGTTGAGTTTAAACTACTTACTGCACTACTTGCAGAACTACTTATTGAATTTAAACTTGTTGATGTTGAGTTTAAACCACTTGAAGCAGTTCTCCCTGCAGTTCCCACACTATTCAAACTACTTGTTAATCCAGTAGTACTTGATTTTACAGTATTCAAACTGGTTCCCATAGTTCTAATACTATTGGTTGTTTGATTTGATATTGAACTGGTTTGTCTTTGTGTGTTGTTTAAATTCATTAAAGCACGAGTAAACTGACCTACACTATTTGCCATTTTACTAAAAATTTGCACTTCTGTTTCAAACTTCTTAACCACAGTCAAAGCATTCCCTACTCTAGTAATGTTTGATGATAATTTAGTTAATGCTTCACTTGAAACAGAAGAGGTTGACTCAAGTTTATTTAATTCTCTACGGAATGTAGCTAAACTGTTAGCCAATTTAGAAAATGATTTATTACTATTTGCTTTAGTTTGTAATTTATCTATTGCAGAAACTGCACGATTAATATTGTTTGTAAAATCAGTAGCATCTAATTTTAACATTGCAGTTACAGCATTCCCCATATTAGCCATACTAAACCATAACCTCCCTTAAAAAAAAGTTTAAAAAAAATACTGCCTCCACACTCCTAAATGTGGAAACAGCTTAAATAATCCTCTTCAATCTCTGTAAAAACAGTTTCTTGAGCATGGTAAATACCTTTACGGAGATAAAATTGAACTCCTTGAATTGGATGTTGGGATGTTTTAATAATATCGTGCTGATATTCAGCATAATTAAAACCACTCTTCTCATCATATGCTGAGTATCCGAAAGTCATTTCAGTAACTGGGAAAGTACTGCTTAAATCTGTAATGAAACTCCCAATTAATTTACCAGTTTTCAATGGAACTAATGGAGTAGTAACTTCTCTTATAGTTACTGCATATTTGGACTCCATTAACATATCCATTTGCTTAACTGCTTCTTTAGTATGTTCTAACCATTGTTTCCATGGAGTTGTATCTAAACTAAACATATTTTTACGCATCCTCTGTTAATTCCATTACAATATCTATCATTTCAGGACTGTCTTTATCAGAAAATTCTGTATAATTATGAGATTTCTTACCGTTATAAGACTTCTCCTCTTCTTTCATTATTTCTTTCTCCAAATCAAGCAAATACTGTGTAGTGAAAGTATCTAACTCCCAGTATTCCTTTGGAGATAATGAAATCCCCGGAATTCTTCTTACAAGTAAAAAATATTCATCTAACATAGCTTCCTCTATCATCTGAGATACAGGTTTGCTATCTTCTTTTTTATCTTGAGTTATCTCATCATCAGGATTGAAATGATGATTCAATATTGTCTTTTATAATATTACGATAAACTTTATCCACTTCTGCTTGTTTAGCTCCACTTGTACATAAACGGTACAATTCACTTAAACGAGGTGCTATAACAAGGTCTGTTGAGTCTGCTTCTTCTTCAAACTCTTCGAACTCAAATTTATCAAAAATAAGTGTTGCAAATTCCGCATAAGTATCCATTAATTTTTTATCAATATCTTTAAAGAAATCTTTCTCATTCCTCATACTCAACTCATTATCATTGATTAACTTATGCAATTCTTTCTGCAACTGTACTTTAGATTGGTTTAAATCTAAAGATTGTCTGATTTCTTCATCAGTTGGTTCATCCAACTTTTCTAATAATTCAATATGTTTATTGATTGTTTCTATCTCATCATTTATTTCTTGAGAAGCAAATTGGAATTCACGATTTTTATCGGTTAATGGTTCTAATTCCTCTTGTATGTTCTCAATTCTTTTTTGGAAATCTTTCACTGTTCTGTTCGGACATCTTTTGAATTTTCTTTCTTTTCCACAGAAATTTATTTTCCTTGCGTTAAATGACATAATATACTTACTATCCTATAAAATTAATTAAAAAAAATATAAAAATTCACCATGTTTTTATGGTGAACTTGTTGGAGCGACTCCAACATTGAGGTTTGCTAAATCAGTACGGATTTCAGCTTCAATGAAACTATCGGTACCATTCTCTTGTATTTTACCTTCTAAAACAATTTGTTTTGCTTCATCACCTGCTTGGTCAGAGTCCCCTGCAGTTAAAACAATTTCAGGTATTTTAATTGTGGTGGTGTAATATTTACCAGTTCCAGTTCCCTCTGCAGATAATATTTCCGCAGATTTCATAACAATCCAAACTGTTTTAATATCATTTTCTTCAGATACATTTGTAGCATTCTTATCATTACCCATGAATTGATATTCAAGGAATTTGGTTGCTTCAGTCCATGGTACAGTAGCACTGAACTCTGCTTCACGGTCGCCTAATACTTTAGTTGAAGTACCGAAATCATCACTTGAACATGGTTGAGTTTCAACATTGTTATTAACATTCAAACTCCATTCAATGAAACAAGGATATTTATATTGCTCCAAATCAGTTTCCGTAGTATACTCTCCTTGAGGGGCAATATACAAGGTTACTTCAGATGGTTTTGTGAATACTGTTCTTTTCGGGAAAACTCTTGCAGGATTAGGCTGATTAAACTTCGGATAATTACTTGCAAAAGTTGCGGTGTAAGTTGGAGCTTCCTCATTACTTCCAGTTAATTCAAACTCGTTAAGTAAACAGTTTTCATACACAAATGCATCTTTAGTTGTTTTTGCAAAACCATTAAACACGGTACAGAATAATGGGTCTTGTGGATTGGTTGCATTTTGTGCGAAGATATAATCAAATACTCCGGTTGCTCCATCTACAGTTGATTTTCTCACTTTATGTGAAACTGCATCTTCAGAACCTAATAATAAGTACCATATATCCTCCCAACCTTCTTTATACCTTGTTTTATCTGTCCATGATGGGGCTGCAGTTGCAGTTGCACGATATGCACTCATCTTAGTAGTTCCAGTACCCATGTGTCCTTCATCATCTTCAAAAGTTATTTCTTTTTGATGATCGAATTCTGTTCCTCTGGTGAGTACTTTCATCCCTTTGGATGAGTCATCATATCCCATTCCCCAATAATGGTAAGTTAGTGATGGTGCTAATTCTCCCATATTATTTATTCTCCTTTTTTATTCTTTTTAGTGGTGTTTTTATTGAAATCAAGTTTTACAAATACTCCAGAAGCATTTAATGCATTTATAAGTACTGCATTTTCATCTGGAACTTCTATAACTTGACCTTTCTTCAAATTATCTTTTTTGCTCATTATATTATATGCTAATAATTCCAAGCAATAGGTGTTGTTTTCACCAATATATTTAAATTTCATACTCTACCTCAAAATTAACCTTTAATAAGTTTGAAAAGAATGTTTCATTCATTTGCCCTGCTTCTTTCCTTGCATTAAACATTAAAACACTTAATTTACCCGAACCAGTGTCTTTTATATCATAAAAATCCCCTATCTTATGAGATAATTTCGCCTGATTTATTGTGCGGATTAATGCTTCCTCATAATCATATAATTCGGATTGTAATTCTCGTTTATCCAATGTTTTAGTATGCAATCTGATTTCCAAATCTCTTTTATACCTACTGCACTCTGGTTTTGATGATATGGTTGTTTTCAAACCAACACGAAATGATATTGCTGGTAAAGAAATATTCGGATTCATTTCCGATTCATCATAATACACATCAACATCATGAAAAGTTTCAGAGTCTTGTATAATGTTTCTTAAATCAATAAGAATCTGCTCCCAAACACTCATAATCAACTCACCATTTAGACTCCGTATATGTAACTAAATCATCCATTACGAATAACTCATCATCATCAGCTATTCCCTTCATTTCTTTATAATCAGCTATTGCTTGGTCTACTTCTGCAAACAACCACTTACCATAAGATTTAGCATTTTTCTGCTCATCATTCATGATTCTTGCTTCAAATTCCCATACACTCAACCAAGCATACCCTGCAGCAGCAGTATAAACATGGTCTTTTAATTCAAAAGGCAATTCTGCTTCAGTAATATGCAATCTTGAAGCAATATAATACCTACCATTCTCAATAAACCTATCTAACTGCTCAAGAGTATACATAGTATTATCATTACGAAACGCAATCTCATGAATAATATAATTATCCTCTTCAGGTGCAACTAAATGACAACTTCTAATCCCAGTTAAATTCCTTGAAGAATCCACCATTTGCTGGGACTTCTTCAACTTAAACACAACTTTAGTTGGAGTGTTCTCCGGAATAGTTACAGGGTCTTCCACATTTAAAACAAGAACTGGACTATAACCTTGCAAGTATTCGGACAATTCAAATCGAAGGTCGGATGTTGAGAAACTCTTATCAGATTCCAATAAAACAGTAACATAATCTATCCCTGAAAAAGTTTCACGATTAGTTTCCCATAATAACTCTCCAGTATACGGAACATTATTCCCCTCACCATCTAAAAAATATTTCTCACAAGGGTAAATCCTATCAACTCCATCAAACTCAAGAAAATGCAAAACCTTGTAATATTCTTCCATTCTCAACACACTAATCCCTCCCTAAACTTCTTTAAATTCAAACTTTTCAAAATTCTTCCCATTTGAAACAATTAAATAAACTGCTTCAGGATTGCGAACAATACCCATTCCTCTAAACTCTTCAGGTTTGCCGAAAGCTTTAGTTAATTGAGTCTTGTTTATTTTAACATCTTCTTTAACGATGTGTTGTTCATCAATCTGCTTTTGCAAATCTTCTAATTGTTCATAAAGAAATTTAGGAATTGGGAATCTTCCTTTGAACAATTCCACAAACCTAAACTTCAAAGGCATTTAACTACCGCCCTCTTGTGGTTCAGATTCTTTACTACTGTCTTGGTTAGTTTGTTGAGCAGTTTTCAACTCATCAATCTGCTTTTGCAAGTCTTCTAACTGCTCATAAACTCTTTTAGGTACTAATTTACCATGGTACCATAAATCACGGTATTTAAATTTCAAACCCATAAATACCTAAACTCCAGTTTGTTTTAACATAGCAGTTGGATGTTTACTTGCAATACCCATTTCAGCCCATAACTCAATATGGTGTTTGAATGGGAACCTAGGGTCTTCCCATACATTAACATTGATTAAACCACCTTCAACAGTAGAATGGTCTGAATCAACATTTTTATAAATGGTTAATGGTTTAATGTTTTTATCAATACCGTAAACAGTTCCTTTAGGAATAACTGTTTTAACATTAGTTAATTTAGTTCCTTCAGTATTAGCTGGATTAAAAGTATCTAATGCAGAGTAGAATTTTTGAACTTCGTAGTAATTGTCAGTTGGAGTGAATAAATCAGTTAAAGTATAATCCCAACCAACTTGACCTTCAAATGATTTTTTCATGTCAATAATATCTTCATTGATTTTTGAAGATGTTTTCCAAGCCCCATCATTTAAAGTAATTGGATCAGCAGCTGCGAAAGTGTCAATAGCATTGAAAATATCTAAATTAATTTTCCTTGCCATACCATAAGCTGCTCTGTCGTATGCTCTCATTACCTCATCAATGAAACCATTTTCTCTTTTCATTTTGTCAGAGAATTCAATACTGTAACCAAATTGATAAGTATCTCCAAGTTCTTTACTGATAGATGATACTTTAATCTTAGACATTGCACCTAATTCACTCATCTCTAATGGTTCACTCATGACTCCTTTTTGAATGTCATCTTCTGCAGATTCATCATCACGATAGAACATGAATGTGGATGAACCACCTAAATCAACAACTGGGAATAAATCCTTAAAAATTAATTGCGGGTTCATTTTAGTGATAATTGCTCTTTCAATGAACTCTTTTCTTAATGCTTTTTCAGCACTTAATGTAATTATAGACATATATCATCAAACCTCCTTATAAACCTCTGTAACCGAATAAAACCAATACTTTAGGAGCTTTCAAAGCTTCTGCAGTTTCTAATGCAATAGTGGTATTTGCAGTGGTTGCCTTATCGAATACATTATCTCCTTCATAAGCAACAGAATCTCCCATTGCAATAGCTTTATTCTCTGCTTTTAACTGTACAGAATGAGCATAATCTCCCCATAACCTTACAGTTGCAACTCTTCTAGTGTAATTACCTGAAGTAGTGTCTTCTTTAGGTCTGCCACCTTTAAAAGCAGGTTCATCAATCACTTGACCAATGATTTTATCTGCTTTAGCTGCTTTTTTAACAGTCATACTGGTAGTATCTAAAGCCACATAATCTCCTTTTTTAATTTCCTTGGAAAAGAAGAGTACATCATCTTTACCAAAGTCTGCAAAACCAGTTTTTACAGTTACATCTCCTTCTTCAACATCAAATTTAATATCTGTTTCATAAGGGTCGTAGTTTTGAATTTTAACCATATTCTATAACTCCTTTAAAATTTTTAATTTAATTTTAGTTTATTCAACATCGACTCCGAACAAAGCTTTATAATCTGCTTTAAATTCATCATCAGAATACTCATCATCATTATTTGATGATGGGTGTGTTCCTTCAATATCCAATCCAGTAGCTCCCACAGATGGTACTCCTTGACCAGGATTAGTTGGAACTTTATTCTCTTTCAAGAATGTTAATTGGTCATAAGTAAAAGACTCATACTTCTCTGCTAAATCCTTATTTCCACCAACAAGCTCATTAATCAACTCTTGTTTACGAGAAGCTTGTAATGAGTCATATAAATCTGCTTTCTCCTTCAAAGCATCGATTTCTTTTAATTTATTGTCAACATCGGAATAGGAATTTTTAATTTTCTCAATCTCACCATCTCTTGCTTCCAACATTTTCTGATAAGAATCTCTTTCCTTCTCTAAAACTCCCATTTTCTTAACCAAGTCTTCTTTCTCTTGCAAGACTCTTCTTAAAGCATCATCAGACATATTATCATCTCCATTCGAAGCCCCAATACTATTATATACAATTTGGCTTCTTGGTGTCTTTGTAAACCCAATCTCTGTCATAACACCATTCACTGGTTTAAAATATGAATCATACTCCAGTAAATCAAATTCAAAAACTGGACTAAAACCCATACCTTTCAACTCAAGACCTTCAGGTTCATCAGCCTTCAAACAACCATCTTCAACAACAAAATTACTTAAAACACCAAGCACATCATCAGAATGCTCACGAGTAATCTTGGCAGATGCTGTGCTTGAAGCAATACTCTTTAAAAAATCAATATCATATTTAACTGGTTTATTCAAAGATTCCGGATACTTAATTTCACCGGTTTTGAAAATTGTAATCATACTATCCCAACCAATAATTTATAATCACTTGAAAAATCTTCCTTAACAGGTTTCAAAGTACATCTACCATACGGGTGGTCTAACTCCCACTCGTCAATAGGTCGTGGTTCAGACCTTGCCTGACTTCTACACCAAGCACAGGTTTTAGCATCCATTTTACAAACCCAGTAAAACAATGCATTTTCACCATAAACAAATTTAGAAACTTCACGATGAGATTTCTCCTTTGCATTAACCAAACCAGTACCTACAACATCATTAATCCTTTTAATTGCTCTTCTGAAGTTCGGTTTCAAATCAAATGGTGTTTTACCTAAATTCTCCGCATAATATAATGCTTTGGCTTTTAAATCATCTCTTAACTGATTAACTAATGCTTGAAAACCTGCTAAAATAACTAATTCATTATAATTTGGTGAAATGGTGTTCTCTGGTATCTTATACGAATCTAATTCGGAAGAAAATGTTTTATCCACAGCTTGTTTAATATAATCCATTCCTTCTGTGGATAATTTGGTGTTTAACTCTTCCATATCCTTTTCAATGGTGTTGATTAAATCTTCAAGTGGTGTTTTACTATACTCCTCATAATACTCTTTTAGCAATAATAAGCACATTAATATCACAAATTGCTCATCAGAATCATAAGCATCATTCGGAGCGAAATCAAGAGGCAAATAATCATCTAAATAAAACTCATCAGTCGACTGAATCTCCTGAACCATCATCTACCTCCTCATCATCATCAGATGAATCTAATTCATTCTCAACAGTATCCTCTTCAGTTTCAATACTATTATCAGTTTCCAAATAATTATTATCAAGATTATGGTCACCAGTTTGGAAATTAATCCACACACTACCTTCAGGTTTACCAATCAATGATAATTCTCGATTAATCAAATCCCTTTCCAACCATCTTTTAAGGAACTCTTGTAAAAACTGAATAAGCAACACATGACCATTAGATTCAGAAGTCAACTGAACCTCCGCAGTACTACGATTAGAAGACTCACTACTGAAAGTGGATTCAGGAGTAATCAAACCTTCATAAATTTGACTTTTCAAAGCTTTAATATAATCCTCAACCTTCGGAAGAACATTATCCCCAACAACATCCAACTCCATACCATAAGGAATCAACAAAACTCCTTTTTTATGGTAATCACTTAAGTCTTCAGCAACCTCCTGCTTACGAACCTTACTCATAGATGTTTCTTTACGATGCTCATTACCAACAGTTAAAACCATAACATTAGCAGACTTATGCACAATCGCCGGCAACATACGATTCAACGATTCAATCTCATAAGCCGGATCAATCACATTCTTAACTAATGACTGACCAACACCATCAATCTCAATAAAAATCGGATTACTAATATCCTCCGCTTTAAAAGAAACTGTTTTAATATCCTTATTCTGATACAACTCCCAAAACTCTAATTTATCCCAATTCTTTGGAATCGGACTATTAACAGCAACCAACTGCATATACCCTAATAAATTAGCATTATCATCATATAACTTACGAATAAGATACTTCTCACCATCAAAAGCCAAACTCCTCAAATCAGCATGACCATTAACAGTAACTTCTTCATAAAAAGCCTCTCCATCAACAATATTCTTCCAAGCACCATCATAACACATTCCCTTCAAATTCCATATTTTATCCATGTCAAGAATATGCTGTACAGCCTCATCATCAGTACCATCAATCGTTAAAGTAGCAATAGCCTTCAAAATCAAATTATTTATAATACCATACACTACTGGGAAGTGAGCTGCTTTTCTACGATTCTTAATAGTGGGATTAACTTTAGGAGGGCAATACTCAATCCAATCCTGTGGGATTTCCCCATTCTTTGAAACAGTTACATCATCCAACCCCACATTAAACATAGAATTAGGTTCAATATTCTTAGCAGTAAACCTACCCTTAAAATTCTCTAAAAAACTAATAAAAACTCACCTCATCCAAATCAACAGTACCATCACATTTATACGGGCTATTCGCCCCCAACATACCATAAATACAATACATCATCGCATCCATAGCATGATCATTCAATTTAACAGGAACATCCAAAATAGTTCCATCACGATTCTTTCTCCAAGTATAAGACTGAATCTCCTTAAGTGTATTCGGACATTTATCTTCATTAATATGAATCTGAGTCAACTTTGCCGTGTTTATTTTAGCCTGAACATCTTTAACAGATGGTTCAGTATACAATCCCCATTCATTCAAATTCATAATACGGTCAGGACTAGCAGCATCTCCAAAACATAAATCAATATCACTAATCCCCAAACCATTACGAGCCAACATACCTTTAATCAACTCAAATAATTCTTCAGTAGTCAACTCTTTCTCATAAATCTCATCAATAATATACGGTTCATTATCATAGAAACCAATTAACAATGCAGCGGACGGCACAGCCCAACCAAAATCAATACCCACACTATAATAATTGAAAGTTTCACGAGTATCAGTATCCCAATTCTTGAAAATAAGACTGGACAACATACCCCACTCACCGAGGCTATAACGGCGATAAGCATCATAATCAATCTCTTTCAACCTCTCATAATACTCCTTATGGTCTTCAGGCAAAAATGGATTCTCACGAAAACTAAAATGAACTATTTTACCATAATGCATATTATGAAAATACTCATAAATCCAATGGGACGGCTCACTTGGCTGAACAACCAATAAAGCCTGCCTATAAGTCACATCAGCACCAGAACCTCTCAACCTTAATTTAAGCTCCAAATAAGTATCACGGTCAATTTCCTCAGCCTGTTCAATATAAATATAATCCAAATTCAAAGAACGAACCTTTTGCAAGTCATCCAAACCACTAAAACTCATAGTGGCACCATTACTTAAAATGATAACTCCTTCCGAACGATTCTCCTCATACTCAATACCATGACTGTCAAGTAACTTCCGAATCTCCAACCAACTAGTCTTCTTCAAAGCAGGCAATGTCTTCCTAAAAACACCAATACGACTATTAGGATTATTAATAGCCCAAAAAATCACTTTACTACAAGCAAATATAGTTTTGCCGAAGAACCAGCACTTCCTTCAATAAGAAGTTCATTAGAATCATCATCAATATACTGTGCTTGTTTTTCTGATAATTTCCATTGTGCTGACATTATACCACCCCCCTTCAAAAATCTTAATCACTAAGATTCATCTTCTTTATCATTACTTTCCGGTGAAACAGTCACAATCTCAATCTTCTGACTTGTATCAACTTTAGCTTCCACACGGTCTTTTTTAGCCCAACGGTCAGGATGAACACGAGCCAACCACCACTGAGCAGAACCAACATTCCCATCAACCAAAGCAGAACTAGTCACAACATCAACCATCGAAGCCTCAGCCTTAGCCTTAGCCTCCTCAATAGCCAAATAATAATCCTTAAACGGATTAATACCTTTTTTACCATACTTCATCCAATCATAATGAGTATGACGCTCAATCCCACACAACTTACAAGCCGTACTAATATAATTCCCTTCCTCAATATACTTACACATCTTCTTAGTAAGTGTTTTATTCAACTTATAAGACCTAGGATTAATCTCAGGAACCTCATCCATATTTTTACGAGGCTTATACCTTCTATCCTTACGAGGCATAAAAAAACAACACCCCCCATATATATTAAATTAATTTAACTAATTCCTGGAAAAGAAACACCACAATACCACCAAAAGCAGAAATAAAAACAACAATAATCCACTTCAAAGTATTTAAAGTAGTGGATAATTGAGTTAAAGTAACAAGAACATCCTTTAACTCCTCACGATCTTGAATCAATTCTTTTTTAAGAGAATCAATCTCATCATGTTTTTTATCCAATCTTTCCTCCAGTCTAATTATACGA